GGGTAAATCTAAAGAGAACCAGCAATGGAAAAGCCTTGTAGTTGATATTACTCGAGCTGAAAAAAAACTCAGTGAATACAAAGATGTTGCAGCCAAAATGGAAACGTCAGGAACTGCTTTTAAACAAACCCCTACAGACGAATATCGTGAAATCAGAAATTCTGTAAAAACCTTGAATGAGGAAATAGAAAAGTATGAGAAAAAAGGTGAAAAACTTGAGGCGATGGGCGTAAAAAAAGAAAGTAAGCAATGGAGAAGTCTCATATACGATATTGACCAAGCTCGTACGCAGTTGTATGAGTATGAAGAAACGTTGGAATTGTTAGAAAAATCAGGAAAATCAACTCAGACAGTGCCAACAGAAGATTATCAAAAATTACAAAACGATATTTTAAAAGTAAATAAAGAACTTGATGCTTATCACGAAAAAGAAAATAAGCTCCAAGCTTTGGGCGTATCAAAAGAAAACCAGGAATGGAAAAGCCTTACATATGATATTGATCAAGCAAAGATAGCTGTAGAAGAGTATAAAACAAAAGCAAGACAGATGGAATCCTCAAATACAGATGTAAAGCGGCCGGTATCTCTTCCGAAACAGGCATTGAACTTTGTCAAAGGAATAGGAACAACTGTTTCGAAGGGCTGGGGAGGCTTTACAAAGCTTCTGGGAGGTGTTGGAAACGTTGCATCTTCCTTCACCGGTGTGATCCGGAAATGCTCCGGTGCTTATGCTGCACTGATCCAGAAGTTCACATCCGGAATCCCGTTTCTTAACAGGACAAAATCTTCGTTCAATGGTCTGGGAACATCCGGACGAGGCTTGACAGGTATACTGAAGACGATCGGAATGACTGCAAAATTTATGTTTGCAAGTTTTGTGATCCGTGGAGCTGTAGATGGTGCAAAGCAGGGATTTCAGAACCTTGCACAGTACAGTGGAGAAACAAACAGAAGTCTTTCTCTGCTGATGTCTTCTCTGACACAGCTCAAAAATTCACTGGCCACAGCCTTTGCACCAATCCTGAATGTTGTAGCACCAATTCTGAACAGTTTCATTCAGACGGTTATCAACGTGGTAAATTCCATAGGCCAGCTGATGGGAGCCCTCACAGGCAAAACCACCATGGTCACGGCCAAGAAAGTCAATCAGGATTATGCTGCAAGTCTTAACAGTACCTCAACGGGTCTGAAGAATAATGCAAAGAACGCAGATACGGCATCAAAAGCAGCAAAACAATATCAGCGCACTCTTCTGGGATTCGACCAGATCAACAAGCTGAACGATGATTCAGACGGCTCCGGATCAGGAGGAACAGGAAGTGGAACGGATACATCACCGCTTGGTGGCGTTAATGATATGTTCCAGACAACGGCCATCAAGAGCCGTTTCAAAGATCTCGCAAAACTGATCAAAGATTCCTGGAAGTCCGGTGATTTTACAGAACTTGGCGCCATGGTCGGCAATAAGCTCAACGAAGCACTGGAACGTATTCCGTGGGGTAAAATCCAGAATACCTGTAACAAGATTGCAAAAAGCATTGCCACTTTTCTGAATGGCTTTATTGAAGCTGCGGATTGGAAATTAGTTGGTAATACATTCTCTAAGGGACTGAACACAGCCTTTGGATTTGTAGATACCTTTGCAAAGAATTTCCACTGGAACAGTCTTGGGAAAGCTATCGGAGATGGGATCAATGGTGCTCTTGAAGGCCTTGACTGGAATCTGATCAAAGGAACCGTACATGATACCGTCTTTGGTCTGGTAAGCACACTGAATACAGCGATTGCGACAACCAATTGGAGTGTAGTTGGAAAAACAGTTGGAGAGTGCTTTAACACACGACTGGAAGCACTTTATACCACAGTTCATAACTTTAACTGGAGAGGCTT